TACGGGGTATTCGATTTCATAATCGTACGAATCGTCGTCTGTGTTGACGGCGCCGATTTCATGTTGGAAAAAGTTTTTCTCTCCGTTGAAAGTTCCGCATTCTTTGTAGAAAACGGGATAATTGTATGAATCGTTTTTTAATAAAAGAGTTGCCTTCCCCAAAATCCAGGCGAAGTATTCTAATAGAGAGCGCTTATTTTTAGTTGATTCAATCATTTTTTTTACTTTTTGATAACTTTCTCTTGAATTTTCTTTTACTGAAACCTCTACTGAAAATCTGTAAGGAGTTCCGTCATATTCAAACCATTCATACAAATCGACATCTTTGAAAAAAATATGCAAAATTTGTTCAACTGCCCACCGCGTTCCTTTTTTTCGGTGCCAGCTGAATGATTTTTTTACAAGTTCTCTTTTTTGTTCAACAGTTAAATCGCTGTCGTAAAAATCGACATGATTTTCATATGCTAATAAATCCAGCAAACGTTCTGGAATTTTATCAACATCAACCAAATTCGATAACGCCTCGGCTTCTTCATACGCTTCGTGCAATTGAATTACAACCGCTTCAAACATAGCCACCAAAACCGGGTCTTGTTTTAAGCTATAAGGTAATAATTTAAGAGCATCCTCAATCATCGGTTATCCCCCGATAAGTCAAATTTGCTACGGTTGCTTTAGCCACTTGATTTTTTGCGACTTCGATAAACATTGTAGAATTAACAGAAACCCTGGAAGCCCCAGCTTGTTTTAAACGTGCAATTAATTCTGATAAATCAACATCGCGCCCTAATTTTGAGCGTTGCCAAACAAGATATTCTTGATAGGCCTCTTCAACTTGATTTCTTATAATAGAAGCGACTGTTTCGTTTGCCTTCGAAATCCAATATTCCGCAACCGCTTCATATTCAACAACTTCTGGAGAGCTGACAATTACTTTGTCAGTCAGTGGACGCACATCGGATTTTGTTAAAACTACTTCGACGGCTGTCAAATCTTCATTAGTGGGCAATTGACCATCTTCCATTAGCACAACCACATTAACCACGCCTTCATTCGGAGAATCTACGACAATGTCTGCTATCTTTTGACTAGCCGTTTTTGCCCAGTAAACATATGCAAGTTCTGGCCCGGCAGTCGAGAAGCTTTCCGGTGCTAACCTAATCCGCTCTGCATAAGCATCATCAGATTCCGCTTCTGCTCCACCGCTTGAAATTGTTGTATTTTGGACAGACTTTACATACGGTAGCGGCTTAACCAATGTGGAAATCTGCCCTGGCAAAAAGTCATTTCCGATTTCCCCTACTTCTGTACAAGTTCCGCTCATAACTCCGATGCTCTCGCCAGTTGGTATGACTAAATCCGCATCTAAAGCAAAATGCACATCCCCTACTGAGATTAATGTTCCAGCTTCAATAACATATGGTTCGTTCGGCCGGTCATCTTCCAATACAAAAGCGAATGTTGTTTTAGCCGGCTTAGCAGATATTCTTTCGGTGGATCTTTCTTCACCCATATGCTCTAATGCGTTGTCAACCGCATAAGCTAAACGGTTTTGACGCAAAGCGAATTCAAGTCGATTTCTTTCCATAGTCACAAAAGCAACTAAAGCTTGCAAAAATTTTCGTCGTGGATCTGCGCGTTGTAAAATAAGTCCAGTTTTTTCTTCCACGTGCAATAACATTTCGCGTTCAATCTGTTCCGGAGCCTTATTCAAAAATTCTATATCTGGCAAATTAAATCTGTTCGTCATTGATAGCCACCTTCACTTTTGGTTTAAATTTTCCCTCTAACGGGTTTCCGTCAAATGAAACAGACAGCACTCTGGCGCGTGGCTCAAATTTTGTAATAGCTTCGGTCACTTCATAGGTATAACGAGCTTTTCTCAAATGAATCGGATCATCAATCCCCATATTCCAACCAAACTCCCTATCAAGAGGGCAACTCATCAATGGGGTGGACATAATAAAAGCAACGTTTTGTAGAACCTCGTCTACACCCGTCGCTCCAAAATCAATAGTCGTGAGTGGAGTTACTTCATATTCTGCCATCTATGTCACCTTTCTGAACGTGGAATATGCTGAATTAGCAGTAATATATCTGCCGCCGCCCAAGTCGTACCAACCATTTTTCTCTCCATAAACCGTTAATTCATCCCCATTCATTGCATAGCCAAGTACTTTATATTGCACACCAGGCCCGCTACGAATATGAACGGATTTTACAGTGATTTTCATTTTCCCGACAGCTTTTTTTGCCGCCGGGGCTGTTGAGGACGATGATGCCGAAGTGGAAATTGTAGCTTTTTTTACTTCGTCTTCTTCTCTTTCATATTCTCCTAAGTTTATAGTTACATGAATTTCTAACACATTTCCAAGGTTATCTATGCGCTTGTGAGTTTCTACTAATTTTTCAATAACCCAATAATTTACAGAAATCGGCTCATTTCCACGTATAAATAATCCTTTACTCCCGGTTCGAGCATATCGTCTAAGCATTTCTAATTGTTTTTCTGGGTTGACGCCCAGTTCAGCTTTAAAGACAATGTCAAAACTAATCGTATCTGCACCAGGACCGATAAATTCTGGTTTCGGTTTTCTCCCGATTATTTCATGCTTTTGATAGCGTGGTTCATTGGTGCGTGTAAAATCGTTAAATGTCTGCGTCTTCTTTTCCGATACTTCAAAGACCAAATCCAAAAAACTGCCGATTACAGCCATTCAATCACCCCGATGTGATGGTTCCGGTGCATTGTATATTTCCTTCCACTATCACATTTTCAGATTTTATTTTTAAAACATGAGCAGATGTATCATATTCAAAAACTGCTCCGTCTTCAAATTGCAAATAATGTTTTTTCTTATCTTTGACGGGTGGCTGGTCCTCGTCGTTGTATACTGCTCCTAGCACAAAACCTTTTGAACAATCCGAGAAAATACAAACCACCTGTTCACCGATGGCCGGCATACTGTATTCCTTATTTTTTAAAGTCCCACGAAAGATGACTTTGAGCTCAGCGGAGATTACTCCATCATTTTCAATCCGTTTTACACGAACGGTTCCGCGATCTTCATAAACATTCACAACAATTCCTTCTTCTATTTTCATCAGTACCCCTCCAGGCATTTGCGCAAATGCAATGTACTGCCTTTCGCATTGTGTTCAACTTTGTAAGCAATGTATTTTCCATTTAAATTACCAAAATCCACTAAATTAAAAGTCATCCCTGCATCGATGTGCATATAAGCGAAAATATCTAGCGCAATGGTTGTCGCTTCTTTATTTTTTTCTCTTAATTTCTTCTTAGCGAGTTTTAAAGCCTCTTCTTGCGACGATACTTGCTGTTTTACAACCAACGTCCTGCCGACTTTCGGAGCGCTTGGAGGAACAAATGTAGCTGTTATGTTTTTCTTTTTCGATGTATCGTGATGGGTTACTCTACAAGCCTTGTAAGTATCAGTTAACGATGTTTTAAAGCTCCAACTTTTTACTTGTATGATATCGCTTAATTTGCTTACCCTTCGAATCGTTTCGACCGGTGGCTGTTCTTCATAATCTTTCTCGTCAAGCACAACAATTTTGTTGTTTGAGATTTTTAAACAGAGCCCCTCATCTTTGCATAACTGATAAATAAACGCTAAATCCGTCTGGTTGTCTTGTTCATAACGGTCTTTCTTCGGGTTTTCAGACGACTCCCAGACAAGTGCCATACCATTTTTACTAGCAATTTCACTGATCACATTTTTCAAATACGTATTTTCCCATGCGTTGCATTTCTCTTCGCCGCGCAATGATGAGTTTTCTGATGTGGCTAAAGCATTAATTGTGATGACAGAATTTTTCCCTTGTATTTCATCGATTTCAAATAGACCTAATTTAGTAACATATGGATGCTTTCCCCAAAACCCTCGAAGTATTTCCGGCTCAATAGTAGAGCCTTTTGCGGGAAACCAATTTCCTAGCCAAAGAACATTTCTATCTTCAAGATGGATGCTGAGACTGTCAATTTCTCCGGAAAGATTATCTGTATAAGACCAATCAAGCATATACTTCTGCAATTCTTCTGTTACATCTTGATTATTGTAAGTGACTTTTAATACTGTTCTTCTTGCTGCATCCAACGTCATAATTTATCCGCCTCTCCCAACCATGCAGGGCGTGAAGTATAAGAAGTAGTGTCGACATCTGGCACATTTAGCTTTATTCCGCCTTCGAAAACAATAATATACCTGTACTGCGGATTCGCTTCAAGCAAATAAGTTAGCAAATACTCGCTCCCCCATAATCGATAAGCAATTAAATCCCAAGTATCTCCTTGCGCCGTTATATAACTACTCATATTTCAACCTCCTTGATGCAGGACCTTCCGGAAGTTGCACGGAATTAATACGAGATTCCAAGCGGTTAAGCGCCGATATTACTCTTTGCCCAGCAGATTGTATGCCAGATAGAGATGCAACCCAACCGCTTGCTTGGCCAAGGTATGTGACCAGTGCGCCCATATTGTGAGCCACCGAGTCTGTTTGTTGCTGCAATTGATAAAACGAACCATAGATCATGCCGCTTGCTTGGCCGGTGTACATAGTCAAAATCGACATATTGCTCGCAACCGAAGCGGTTTGTTGTTGCAATGGATAAAAAGCTCCGTAAATCATACCGCTTGCTTGGCCAAGGTATTGGGTTAAAAGTGCAGCATTGCTTGTCGCTTTCTGAATTTCTGCATTTAATTTTGTAGTGTCGACTGCAACTGCGGTGGAAACAGAGACCTTTGACGTATTGCCAATTAATCCTCCGAGCCAACTACCTAATTTATCGCCCGCAATACCACCAATCAAGCCACCGACTGCTGTTCCGACGCCAGGTATCACAGAACCGATCGCCGCACCTGCAGCAGCGCCTCCTAATCCACCGACCGCCGAACCAACCGATTGGATTTTATTATCCGACGTTAATATATCTGCTCCGTATCCAATAATCGCTAACGGAGCAACCGCTTTTCCCGCACCTTTTCCTAATTTTCCGACCTTCGATAAAGCTTTTGCTGAAGTTTTTGAGAAGGTAGTTTTTTTCGCAGGAACATCTACTTCTGTCATCGTCTTAGTTACAGATGTTATTGCTTTAGATTTTTTTGATTTAGATGAACGCTTTTCGTTCTTTTCTTTTTTAACTTCACTTGCTACAACCGTTTTATCCGCTACCGCTTTTTTCTTTTTATTGTTACTGTTATCAACTGCCTCTGTTGTATCTGCAGCCGCTTTCTTTTCCTTTCGGGTTGTATAAATATCTTTAATCGTACTCCCAGCCCATTTAGCGCCACCAAATAACCCTTTACCTAATAAACCGCCTGTCATAGCATTAGCAGCTGCAAATAAAGCCAAACTTCCTGCAAAATTACCTTCCAACGCTTCTCCGACAGCGTTTTTTGCAGCAGTTGAAAATCCTGTCAACCATGATTTTCCTGCAATCGTTCCCAAATCAACGAATAAGTCGCCGATTAATTCGCCGCCTTCTCCATCGATCCATTCGCTGACGTATTCTCCTGATTTATCCAGCGTATATTTGACTTTATCCCCAAAGTCCATGTCTTTATATTTCTCCGGATCTTGGAATGGGGCTGTTATGTCGTCAATAACCTCAGCGACAGCTTTTCCAGCGTTCTCGATAGCTGGCAGGTTGCTTTCTATTGTTGATGTTAAACCGGCAAAAACATCTTGCAAAACCGGTAAAATCGGTGTGGCAAACGCAATTTGCGCAGACTCAAATGCTCCCGACAATTGCTCTTTTGCTCCAGCAAAGTTGTCTTTCATTTTTTTGGCCGCTTCTGCAGCAGCTCCGCTGCTATCTTCAAGGGCCTTAGTCATATTACGAATCGCATCCGGTCCGGCTTCAAATAGATTTATCATTGCAGTAGAAGCTTCAGTACCAAAAATCGTAGAAGCATAAGCAACTTTTTGAGTTTGCGATAAATCTTTAGTAGCCTTGTTCCATTCTTCAGTAATTTGCGCAAGACTTTTAAAGTTGTTTTCTGAGTCGACTACAGAAATATTTAGCTTTTTTAATGCTTTTTTTGCTTCGGTTGGTGGGTCAGATAAACGAGTTAATGCCATACGCAAAGCGGTACCAGCTTGTTCTCCAGCCAATCCTTTGTCCGTTAGTATGCCTGTAGCTGTACTCAATTCTTCAAGGGAAATACCTAAGGTTTTTGCAATCGGTGCAGCGTATTTAAAGGCATATCCTAGATCTAGCACATCTGCAGCTGATTTAATCGCAGACATAGCGATAATATCAGCTACTTTACTAGCTTCTTTCGCTTCCATCCCAAAAGAATTTAAAGCAGATGTAACTACATCAGAAACAACATTTAAACTTTCCCCAGAAGCTTCTGCCGCAGCAATCAATCCTGGCATCGCTTCAATAATTTGTCTGGCATTCATTCCTTTTGCCGCGAGCTCGTCCATACCTTGTGAAACCTCAGGAGCGGATAAGCTGGATGAAGCACCAAGTTGGATTGCAGTTCTACTTAATTCTTGTAATTCAGTATTAGTAGCATCTGCTTTTGCTGCTACTTTAGCCATTTGCGCCTCAAAATTTGCAGCTGTATCAATAGACTTTATAAAAGTAGCAGCCGCTGCTGCACCAGTTGCTATAACAGTTGTTTTTGCAGCAGATTTTACATTCGTATAAACATCTGCAGCCGCTGCTTTTATAGATGACAATCTTTGCCGATTGGTGATTTGTTTTTGTTGAGCGCGTTCAAGAGCGTTTAATTCTTGCGTTAACTTTCTAGTTTCTTCTGTGTATTGAGAGAGATGGATTTTCTCGTTTCTAAAATCACGATTTAAGCGGTCTAACTCCTGTTGGACCGCTCTAGCTTCCTTTTTTAAATCAATAAGACCTGAATTCGCTTTTCTGAAAGCTTCCACGAAAGAGCTTCCAATAGCACCCGTTATTTCAACTTTTGTTTCGAACGATTTAACCACTATTTTCAGCTCCTTACTTATTAAAAGCTTCAATCCAAGCAGGGAGAATCAACATTTTTTTCTTCTCCCAATATTCAATACTCGTAAAACTATCCATCGCTAATTTAACAAAAAGCTCCCTTAACTCTTTTGCTCCTCCGTGATCGCCTACCATCTGACGAAAAAATTTCTTGTTTGAAATACCACTTCCAAATAGTCGCCAGCTTTCAATTTTTTCAAATCGTATGGATTCATCTTGGCCGCTTTGGCAGCTAAAAGTAACATAGCATGCTGATTAAAAATATTGTCGAATATTTTTCCTTCGATGCGAAGTTCTTCGTCAACTTTTAGAATGTCTTCGCCTGTAAAATTTGAAAAGTCCAATATAATTTTGTCGATTTTGTTCCCATCAATTTCGACTGGCTCTTTTAAAGCTACATTAATTACATATTTATTTTCTTGATTTGCTTGAGTCATTTCTTTTACTTCACTCATTTATATCTCTCCTTTATATTCCTAGTGCATCTCTTAATTTCTGTGTATAGTCAACGCCATTTACCCTGTAAATGTAATTGATTTTATCAACTTCAATCAGTACTATTCCGTCACACTCAACTTTCAAATGCAGCACCTCGATTTCTGTTGACCCATCGTATGGCTTTCCTTTTTCCGCTTTTCCCAATTCGTTATTAGTTGGAATCCCTCTAACATACACACGATTTGGTACAAAATCATGCTTACCTTCGACCGAGTTATATTGTTGATTGGCGAGTCTGCAATCCAATTCGATTGCTTCTGGTCGTAAAAAAGAAATTAATTCCTTTGTGATTACACGCCAATTAAGTTTCAACTTTAAACTTTGCAAATGACCGAAAGCTGGAGACTCATATTCTCCCAAGATACCAGCCCCGTTAATAGTTTCTGTTAAAGGCTCCAGGCTTGGTAATTCGATGTCCGATACCCCTTTCAAATCCGGATTTCCGGGTTCATACACCCGGAAATCATTTAACTTCTCAGGAATAATCATCTAATTCACTCCTTAAAATAACGAATTATAGTAATTTGGATCGAATTCAAGTAAGTTCTCAATATCTTCCGCCGGAGTTGGTTCCGCAGTGAAATAATGAAGCCGAATTTTACCATTAAGTAAATTTGTTAGCGGATTTTCATCTTTTCGAAATTCCACGCGCCCTCCTAAAACGACTCCGGTGGCTTGTAAACCGTTAAACCAGTTATTCATTGTATCCACGATATTATCAATCAACCTGCGTGTAATCGGTCTGTCTACTTTGCTCCAAGTTGTTAAAATAATTGTGTTTGCAATCCAGTTATGAGTTATACGGACAGGTATAAATATGTCTTTAACATCAGTATTTGCCGGATAAGCTCCAGTTCGGTTGCCCCATAATTTCCAACCACCCATAAAATTCAATGCAGTTGTTATTCCTTGACTGTTGAGCAATTCTGCTTGTTCTGGCCCTAAATCTACTTTCGTGCCATCTCCCAAAACCATTTTGTTCATCGATAAGTTTTTATTCGATGGAGATTCATGCGGATAATCCCCGTTGTTTTGAGCCACTTTAACCGTCAAGCATGCAGCTTGAGTTGATAAATGATAAACTTTATCATCCAACGCTATCATTGGCCAGCAAACACTTTCATTTGTTCCCGTATAATTATTCTGATTTTTCCACTCGTTTGCTTTTTGGTAAGTATTAGCCTCGATAGTATCAATATCTGTCCAAACATAAGATCTAAAGTAACTATTAACCGCCGACGCTTTTGCTCGCATTACAGCAGCAACACCAGGAATTTTAGAAAATTTTGGCACAATAACTTGCCCTGGAACTAAGCCGAATTTTGGAAAAATAGCATTTAACAATTCCAAACCTTTTCGTTTGCCGGTATTAACGCTATAACCACCAATGATATCATCTTCATCCACCATTTCTGGAGCTAACTTTTCATAAGTGATATAGAGCGAACCCTGACTTAACGGAACACTTCCGCCAGGCACAATCGCAATAACTAAATTTCCATCATCATCAAATGAAGCGATATAATCAATGTCTTTTTCTAATTCATCGCTTGTTTCGTCAAGTTTAACTTTTAAACTGTCTTTTAAAATTCCTTTAACAGTAGATATCGCTTTTCCGCTCTTAATTTCAACGATTTCATTCGCTGATGTTTTGTGTACTGCTGGATCAAGTACATTAACAAAAACAGCTGGCGCAACATTAAACTGACGAAAAGCCGCGTCCATCGCTTCGCAAAGTGTATAATTCTTCCAATCATCTGAATAACCGAGCGCACTTACAGCTTCATCCCAAGAGTAAGCGATGATCGGTTCATTTACATATTCTTTAGTCGCTGCCAAGTTGATTGGAGCAGTGCCAAAATACACCATCAATGTTGCACTAGCTTCAACTGGCACAGATAAAGAAGTTGGGATTTCTGTGACACGCGAACCATGGTTAAATGCCATTATTTATTCACCTCGCTTTCAATTGGGTAAAAATACTCTTCTGCTTTCTTGTAAAATAAAAATTCAACAGAATTACTGTCCGCTAATTTCAACTGAAAATTCGTTAATTCTTTTGGATTAATAAATAAAGCCTTCAGTGCCGGACACTTCTCGATGTGACGCTCTACAACCAAAGGTAATCCTCCCTCATAAATAGCATACTTTTGTAATTCTTTTGTAGGTGGACCTACATAAATGTATTTTTCGGGCTTCTTTTTTCCATTACCTTTTTTAATAACAGTTTCCATTATTGCTTCACCTACTTTTTTTGATTCTGCTTTATGTTTCAATATAGCCGTCTTCTTTGATGGATTTTCTGTAGTACTCATCTTCAAAACCACTCCAATCGCGTTGGATTTGCGGAATTTCAAATTCTACTTCCATAACACCATGCCACAGAGGTTTTCTCTGTTCTTCAAATAACGCAGAACTAATTGTACCGGTTAAGTTCGCTGAACCTATTGTCTGTCTTTCCTTTAACCTTGATTTAATGCGAATCATTACCGATAAAGTATCTCTCCAACCATGTTGTTCATCTTGGCTATAAGTTCCAATAAGAAGCCGAAATGTCACTACATTTCTATTGAAAATTTCATCTTCGTCGCCCAAATAACGAACAATGACAAATGGATAATCTTCTTGTTCTGTATCCTCGCCGCGCTTACTTTGTTTTGGTGGAAGATA